CAATGATGTATATAAAGACGCATTTAATGTTGTCAAAAACAACATCATTAACGCAATGAATGATAGTCCATTAGGTGATGATAAAACACACAATCGCCTAGTTATTGCTCTACAAACCTTATCACAGATTGAGAAAGCACTTGCTGACGTTATGCAGACAGGCAAGATGGCTAAAATCCAAGTGGAAGATAAAAGGTTTAGAGTATTCGGATAAAGAATTTAGACATTAGTCTATCTGGTTGCTAGTACCTAACTAGCATTTAAAAAGGAAATATTATGAGTGACCAACCAAATATGGAGTCACCACAAAGTCGCTTAGAGGCGATGCTTGGTGACATATCTAACGAACCACCTAGAGTGGACGAAGATCAACCACAAGAGGAACAGGAAGAATTATCTACCGAACCTGAATTAGAAGGTGAGGAGGTTGAAGAACCTGAAGATGAAGAAACCGAAGATGACGAGCCAGAAACTGAGGCTGATGATGAGGAAGACTCCGATGAGGAACAACCTGTCCAAAACATCAAGTTAAAAGTTAATGGTGAAGAAATCGAGAAACCGCTTGACGAAATTGTGGCATTAGCTCAACAAGGACTTGACTACACACAAAAGACACAACAGGTTGCAGAACAACGTAAAGAATTGGAATTGTTGCAAGAACAGTTAAATGTTTCTGCTAGACAATACCAAGAGCAACAGCAACTTAATAATATGTTAATTGAAGATGTAGCGAAAATCACAGCACTAGACCAGCAACTTAACCAATATAACAACTTGGATTGGAAAAAGATGTCTGATAGTGACTTCGTGGAAGCACAAAAACTTTTCTTTGATTATAACCAGCTACAGCAAGAACGTAGTAACGCAGTTTCACAATTTGAAACCAAAAAGCAACAGTTGGTCGGTCAACAACAACAACTAATTGCGGATCAAGTCAAAAAGGGTAAAGAACAACTTGCTAAAGAAATACCGAATTGGAGTCCTGAGACAACCCAAGACATTATTTCTATTGGTAGGGAATATGGGTTTACCGATGCTGAATTGAACTCGATAATTGATACTCGACAAGTAAGAGCGTTGTATGACGCAATGCAATGGCGAAAATTACAATCAAAAAATTCGGTTACAAAGAAAAAAATATCAAGTGCCAAACCTGTAGTGAAACCAGGATCAAAAGATATGAAAAAGGTGGCTACCTCTAATGCTAAGAAGATGCGTGAACAATTACGCAAAACTGGCAAATCAGAGTTAGCAAGTAAATTAATAGAAAATATGATTTAAGGAGTTAATAATCATGGCAGTTTCAGCAACCAATACATATACTGGTGCAGGTATTGCAGAAGATTTTGAGGATATCATTTATGATATTTCCCCAGAAGATACACCTTTGTTATCTATGGCAAAAAAATCTTCAGCAGGTCAGACCTATCACCAATGGCAAACAGACGTTTTAGCAGCAGCCGCAGCTAACCGTCAAATTGAAGGCGATGACGCATCATATGCAACACTCGCAGCAACAACTGTGCTAGGTAACTACGCACAGATTTCACGCAAAACAGTTCAAATTTCTAACACTTTCGATGTTGTACGCAAGTACGGTCGTAAGTCAGAAGTTGCTTATCAGTTAATGAAAGCTGGTAAAGAACTTAAACGTGACATGGAACACGCATTAGTGCGTAACCAAGCATCATCAGCAGGTGGTGCAGGTACAGCTAGATCATCAGCTGGTATGGAATCATGGATTGCAGGCAATAGCATTAAAGCTACAGCAGCATCTACAGCAACTACACCTGGCTTTGCAGCTGGCGTTGTAGCAGCTCCAACAGATGGTACAGCAGGTACATTTATCGAAGCTGATTTAAAATCTGCTTTAGAAGCAGCTTGGGTTGATGGTGGTGAGCCAACAACTATTTTAATGTCATCTAAAAACAAAAAACTTTTCTCAGCATTTGCAGGTATTGCAGAGAAACGTCATATGGTAAATGGCACTAACGAAGCTATTATCACCGCAGCAGCAGACGTTTACGTTTCTGACTACGGTAATCACACAGTAAAACTTGATCGCTTTATGCGTGACGAGGCTGTTCTTTGTATTGACCCTGGTTATGTTGGTGTTGCATCACTACGACCAATCACTAAAGAAGAACTAGCAAAAACTGGTGATTCTACCAAGTACATGATGACAGCAGAGTATTGCTTGGTTGTAAACAACCCAGATGCTCATGCTAAAGTACAAGGTGTTGGCGCATAATTAATTATGTGCTATCATTTTTTTATAGGGGATTGCAGCCCTCTATAGAGAACGCAGTTTAGGGAGGGGGGAGTAATCCCCCTTTCTTTTATATTATGCCTATATTATTTGATAAAGACCCAGTAACAGGAGTTACACAATATTACGATTACGATGCTAGTAAAGACGAGCATCTGATTACTTCTGTGCAAGATACCACAGCACTCATCGACCAATTAAAAAAAATTAGGAATGGTGAGGAAGCATGGCAAAAAGGTGTTAAAGAGTCGTGGGTACATTATGCTAGTATCCCTCCAGTTGTAGAAATGGAACTCAAGAAAAAAGGTATCGACCTTTACAATAAACACCAAACAAAAGAATTACTAAAAGAAATTAATATTAATTATCCTTGGCTAAAAACAACAAATAAAAAGCATGGATAAACAAGAACTCCAAAGAGTAGAGTTAGCAATACATGATTTAATCAATCGTGAGCAATACGATACAGCAATACCTCTGATTAACGAGGTATTAGAACATTACCCAAACGATGCAGCAGCTTTAAATTTCCTAGGATATATATGGTTACAAGCTGATAAACCTGCATTTGCATATCAATATTTTAGACGAGCAGTACAAGAATCGCCTGATAACAAAGCGTTATGGACATCGCTTGGTCGAGCTTGTCACGATATGGATATGTTTGAAGAAGCTATTAAATACTTCTTAAAGTCAGCAGAGATTGACCCTAGTTATGCACTAGCCTACAGTAACGCAGGTGCATCATTTGTGCAAATGTCTGAATGGAAAAATGCTGAAGAAGTATGTAAGTTAGCACTAGAGTCTGACCCTAACGATGTACATGCACAATTAAACTTGTGTCATGCTTATCTAGCACAAGCAAAATGGGAAGATGGTTGGAAACAATGGGGTAAATCATTAGGTGGTAAGTATCGTAAAGAATGGCATTACCATGATGAAAGCAGATGGGAAAAACAACCTGATAAAAACATTGTGATTTATGGTGAACAAGGTTTAGGCGATGAAATATTTTATGGTAATTGTATTCCTGATGCTATTGATATTAGCAAACAAGTTTACATCGACTGCGATCCTAAACTTGAAGGATTATTTAAACGAAGTTTTCCCAAAGCAGAAGTTTATGGGACAAGAAAAGAAGAACATCCAGAGTGGATTGCTGATAAACAGTTTGACCATAGGTGTGCTATTGGTGGTTTGCCTGAGTTCTTTAGGTTAGATAGTAAGACATTTCCTAGGAAACCTTATTTAGAAGCTGATCCACAACGTAGAATCATGTGGAGAGCATTGTTTGATTCATGGGGTAAAACAGTTATTGGTTTAACTACGCATGGTGGTGGTCGTAGAACTAATGATAAAGGCAGAGAGATAACCCAAGAAGATTTAGAGCCACTATTAAAACAAGATTACAAGTTTGTATCACTAGATTACAGACCAGATAAACGATTAGAAGGTGTTGAATACTTTCCATTTGCTACACAGTCTGACGATTATGATGATACAGCAGCATTAATTGCTGAACTTGATATGGTAATTGGTGTCAATACAACAGCACAGCATTGTGCAAGTGCATTAGGTGTTAAAACTATCTGTTTAGTACCTAAATGGCATCAATGGCGATACGCACAACCTGGTATGCCTTGGTATCGACATATGAGATTAGTCTATCAAGACAATAAAACATGGAAACAAGTCATTGAGCAACTTAATATCTGACGAATACAGAGAAATGCAACGTGAATTGCATGAGAACCCTAATTACGGAGTCGCATCATTACAATTTGCATCTATTGTTGACGATATTATTACTCAATTTAAAATAAACGATTTACTCGACTATGGTGCAGGTAAACTTCGGTTAAAAGAGGCATTAAAAACCGAAGTAAATTACAAAGCATATGAACCTAGCAATCCATTATATGCAGATGAGCCTGAACCATGTGAGTTTGTGACCTGTATAGATGTTTTAGAACATATTGAGCCTGAGTTATTAGACAATGTGCTTGATGATTTAAAAAGAGTAACAGACAAGTATGGTTTTTTTACAATACATACTGGTGCAGCAGTAAAAACACTTCCAGATGGCAGAAATGCACATCTAATACAGCAACCATTTGACTGGTGGCAACCCAAAATCAAAGAAAGATTTGAAATTATAAGACAAGTAACCATGCCCAATGGTTACATGGTATTCGTTAAAAAAGGATAATAAATGGCTTTCACTAATTACACAGCATTTGTGACTGTGGTGAAGAACTATTTAGCCAGAACAGACCTAGATTCTGTTATACCTGACTTTATAGAACTCGCACAAGAACGATTATCTCGTGATCTACGAGTGCAAGAAATGTTAAAAGTAGCCACAGCTACCACTACATCTGGTGATGCAACTATATCATTTCCAAATGACTTCTTGCAGTTAAGAGATTTGCATATACAAGGAAATCCTGTTTATCAATTAGAATTTCAAACACCAGACAAGTTTTTTAGAAACCAATTAACACATACTTCAGGTATTCCGAAGTATTTTACACTATTGGCATCCGAGTTTCAGTTCGCACCAACTCCTGATAGTTCACGAACTGTTCAGATGCTCTATTATGCTAAACCAGACTTTATAGACACATCAACTGCCTCTAATATCTATTTAGCATATTTTCCAGATGCTTTACTGTATGCAACTCTAGCAGAAGCTGAACCCTACTTGATGAATGATGAAAGAGTCGCTGTATGGGGAAGTTTATATGACAGAGCGTTAGCAAACATTAAAGCAAATGATAAGGGTGCTACCTTCTCAGGTGCTTCATTAAACGTAACAACAAGATAAGGAAAATTTATTATGTCAGAAATGTCAAGTTATTTAGAAGATGCTTTATTAAAAGCAACGCTTCTTAATACAGCTTTTACAACAGTAGCAACACCGTATATTTCATTACACACAGCAGACCCAACAGATGCTGGTACAGGTGCAGAAGTGTCAGGTGGTTCTTACGCAAGACAATCTGCTTCTTTTGGAACTCCCTCTGTAGTAGGTTCTTCATACAGAGCAGATACTGATGCCGATGTTACATTCCCTACTGCAACTGCATCATGGGGTACTGTAACGCATATTGGGATTTGGAATGCAGCTTCTGGTGGTCAACTTTTGTATCATACTCCATTAGACAGTTCTAAAACTATTGATAGTGGTGATATATTTAAAATCACAACAGGCAATTTAACTGTTGCATTAGCATAAGGATAAGTCATGGCACTTGTCGTAAAAGATAGAGTCAAAGAAACGACTACGACTACTGGGACAGGTACAGTTACCCTTGCAGGTGCGTCTACTGGCTTCCAATCGTTTTCTGTAATCGGTGATGGAAATACAACTTTCTACACACTCGTATCAGGTAATGATTGGGAAGTAGGTATAGGCACATACACAGCAAGTGGTACTACTTTGTCTAGAGATACTGTATTAGAATCTAGCAATAGTGGTAGTGCCATTACCTTATCTGGCACATCAGATGTATTCTGTACTTACGCTGCAGAAAAGTCTGTACACCAAGATGCTAATAATACAGGTTTCGCACCACAGTTAAGTGCTACTAATGGTTTATTTGTCAACAACGCAACCGTAGGTTCTAACTACACTATCCCTACAGGCTACAATGCGTTATCTGCTGGTCCAGTTACTATTTCTAGTGGTGTATCTGTAACTGTTCCGTCAACTTCTAAATGGGTGGTCGTATAATGGCATCAACAATTAATTCAAGCACAAGTAATGGTATTGTCATTACCCCTGATACAAGTGGTGAAATAGAACTACAAGCT